AAGTAATATTTACAGGATGCGAGAATGACGACGATGAGCCTAATGTGCATGGTGGCGCTATGTGGGCTCGTATGCCAATTACTGCTTTGGTTGGGGACTTTGATTTCGAAGGATGGCCTGATCCTATGGAGACATATTTAGCGCAGCCTTGGGATTGCGCCTCCCATCATCATGCTGTTTATACTTTAGATAGAGCAACGCCTTGCCCATGGATGGCAAAAATAGGCGGTGAGTTTTATCCTGCAAAGTATCATTTTACTGTAGATTACACAGAAAGTGAGATAGCGGATGACCCTGCACAGCATAAGCAAAGCCATGTTTTAACGTTATTAGATGCAGGCGACTATACCGGTAATATTGTAGCCTTGCCAAACAACCGAGTTCGTGTTACGCATCCTGCATGGTTTGAGACGGGGGAGGGTCCTCCGGACTTTAAACCATCGCAACATATACATTACTCAAAGTCCGATTTAGATTATGTGTTGGACGTTAACCAAATTTTTGATAATATGTACGCAAACAAGGATGAGTAGATGGCCGTATCAGACAGCACAAACTTTGAACTCGACGTTGCGGAGTACATTGAAGAGGCTTTTGAGCGCTGTGGTTTAGAGGTCAGAACAGGTTACGATCTTAAATCTGCCAAGCGTTCTCTTAATTTAATGTTAGCTGAGTGGGCTAATCGGGGCCTTAATCAATGGACAATAAGCCAAACCACACAAGCCCTTACCTCTGGTACCTCTACGTATAATTTGAATACAAACGTCATTGATATACTTTCTGTTGTTGTCAGACGCAGTAGTACAGACTTTTCTATGGAAAGAATAAGCCGGTCTACGTATTTAGGTATACCAACAAAAAGCACTACGGGACGACCCAATCAATTCTTTTTGGATAGGCAAATAACACCCGTATTAAAGATTTGGCCAACACCAGAAAATAGCACAGATACTATTATATTTGATGCTCTTACACGTATGGATGATGCGGATACTTTTATAAATACTATGGATATGCCTTTCAGGTTCTTTCCCTGTCTAGCTGCCGGACTGGCTTATTATATTAGTATAAAGAGAGCGCCAAACAGAACACAAATGTTGAAAGCTATGTATGAAGAGGAGTTTCAAAGAGCGATGACTGAGGACAGAGACAGAGCTTCTTTTAATGTAGTTCCTCAGTATCAGTATTTTAGGAGCTCCTGATGCCACGATTTGCACAAGGTAAACACGCTTACGCTATATCAGATAGATCCGGCTTTCGTTATAGATATAAAGATATGCGCAAAGAATGGAATGGATCACTTGTAGGTAAAGACGAGTTTGAACCTAAGCAAGCACAACTTGAGCCTTTTCCCACAGTGGTTGACTCCCAAGCGTTAAAGGACGCACGCCCTGATAGGAAGGAACCCATGACAGCTCCTGTAGGATCCGGGGGCTTTCCAAATAGAGGAGTGGAGATAAGAGCATTTGCTCTACTTGGAGAGGTTACGGTAACGACATGAGCTTTACTTTTACACAATTAAAATCAGCTATACAGGACTATTCAGAAAACACAGAAACAACATTTGTTAGTAATTTATCTAATTTTATAAAGATTGCGGAAGAGCGCATATTAAAAAACGTTCAGCTTAGTGTTTTTAGAAAAAATGCAACCGCCGCCTTTACGTCTAGTAATCAGTTTCTAGCCTGTCCTGATGATTTCTTAACTCCTTTCTCATTAAGTTTTACAGACGGTAGTAGTAATATAAATTTTTTAGATTTTAAGGATGTTAACTTCGTACAAACATTTACACCAAACTCTTCTACTACAGGGTCCCCTCGTTTTTACGCTTTGTTTGATACCGATAACTTTATAGTAGCGCCGACCCCAAGTTCTAGTTTTGTGGTAGAGTTGCATTATTACTACAGGCCAAACAGTCTCACAGCCGGTAGTGATTCGGGCACAACGTGGTTAAGCACAAATGCGCCAAACGCTTTGTTGTATGGTAGCTTACTGGAGGCGTATACGTTTATGAAGGGGGAGCCGGATGTAATGCAAAATTATGCACAAAGGTTTACTGAAGCGGTGCAATCGCTTAAACTTTATGGCGAAGCAAAAGAAGTAACGGATTATTACAGAACAGGCATGGTTATGAGGGATAAACAATAATGTTAATGGAGCTACCTAAGACACCTGTTGTTGATATACACACTACAAATAATAGGGGCTTTACCCCGGAAGAGGTGGCCACACGGTGTGTGGACAAAATAGTTGAGGTAGGAGATAATGCTGCCCCTGAAATAAGGGACCAAGCACGAGCGTTTAAAGAACACCTTCACAAAGTAGTTACGCATTATATGAAAGAGGCTATTAAATCGGATCGAACCACTGTATATAATGCTATTAAAGATGCAGGGAATGAACAACTTGCAGAATATATAAGGAGAATGTAATGGCTATATCGCAAGCAATGTGTACGTCTTTTAAGGTTGAGCTCCTTAAAGGAGTGCATAATTTTACAAACAGCTCAGGTAATACCTTTAACATAGCATTGTATACTTCAAGTGCCAGTTTAGGGGCCGGCACTACTGCGTATACCACTAGCAATGAAGTGACGGGTACAAACTACACCGCTAAGGGTGGGGCTTTAACAAACGTTACGCCTACGGCGTCAAGCACTACCGCGTTAACAGATTTTGTAGATGAAACATTTAGTAATGTGACACTTACAGCAAGAGGCGCTCTCATATTTAATGATACGGCTTCGGGTGATCCGGCGGTGTGTGTGTTAGATTTTGGGTCAGATAAATCAGCGTCGTCAGGAGACTTTACCGTTGTGTTTCCGGCAGCCGATGCAAGTAACGCAATAATAAGGATAGCGTAATGGCCTTTGTAATAGCAGATAGAGTTCGTGAAACGACAACGACAACAGGCACAGGAACAATAACCCTTGCCGGTGCCGTTGCTAATTTTGAAACTTTTACCGCTAATTTATCTAATTCAGATACTACCTATTATGCTATTGTAGATAGTACCAACAATGCTTTTGAGGTTGGCTTAGGGACGTTTACGTCTTCAGGCACAACACTCGCACGCTCAGTCATTGCAAGCTCAAACAGTAATAATCTTGTAGATTTTAGTGCCGGCACAAAAGATGTATTTATCACCGTTCCTGCAAGTAAGATTGTTGTGGAAGATGGCAGTAATAATGTTGCCATAGGCGGTACAGTAACCGCTACAGCTTTTAGTGGTAGTGGCGCAAGTCTTACCGGTGTGGATGTAGTAAACGACACGAGTCCTCAGTTGGGCGGCAATTTGGACTTGAATGGCAATGATATTGTTACCACCTCCAATGCAGACCTAGAATTAGCACCAAATGGTACAGGACACGTTACAGTAAAGGGTAACACTAATCAGGGCTCCATACAGTTTAACTGTGAGAACAATAGTCATGGTCAGATATTAAAAGCCGCCCCACATTCAGAAAGTGCTTCAAACACATTAACTCTACCAAGCACAGGTGGTGACGTTAACTTAGTCTCAACAGCATCGACTGCTACGCTTACAAACAAAACTTTTGGCGATAACGTAAGTTTTGGTGACAACAATATCACAAATGTAGGCGATATAGCTGTGGACTCTATTAGTGCAGATGGAACAGATATAAATGTAGCTGTATCCGACAACTCAGCCACAGCTTTTACAATTAAGCAAGGGTCAGATAATTACATCGTTGTTGACACCGCCAATAGCAGTGAGTCTGTAGCGATAGGAACAGGCATATCAGGAACAGCCATATCTCTTGGACACACTACATCAGAGACAACAGTAAACGATAATCTAACGGTCACAGGTAATTTGACAGTAAGTGGAACAACCACAACTGTTGATAGTACAACCATAAATGTTCAGAATACGTTAGTGTTTGAGGGTTCTACGGCAAACGAACACGAGACAACGCTTACAACGGTTGATCCTACAGGAGACAGAACAATTAGTTTGCCAAATCAATCAGGTACATTGCCTGTATTAGCGGCAGCGAGTACAACACAGATTACATCTACACCAGAGGAGTTAAACCTACTAGATGGGGTATCCGGATTAGTACAGGCTGATTTTACTAAACTTGCTGCGGTTGATTCTACGTCAGGAGAGTTAAACCTATTAGATGGTTCCGCTAAATCTACATCATCTATTACGGTAGCAGACTCAGATGCGATAATAATAATTGATGGCACAACTACAAAGCAGATACCTGCATCGGATATAAAAACGTATGCGTCAGCAGACTCAGCCACTAAAGGCTTCGCTACAGCTATGGCTATAGCATTATGATTGGAGGATAGATGGCACAAGATTTTGAAAGAGCAGTAGCGAAAGACAGCACTAGCGATATCAATATAGGAACTACTGCAAGAGCAGTGTTTGACTCTGATTCTGATGATGCCATTGTAGGAATAAGAAT